CGCCGCGGTGTTGGCAGTGGTGAAAGCGAACACGGGGCGCTGGGCGCCGGTGCCGAGACCGATGATGGCGACGTTGGCGACGTTGAGGGTGAGCGCCGTGGCGCTGGAGATGGTCGTGGTCGAGCCCGGCATGACGTAGATCGTCGCGTAGGCACCGCTGGTCACTTGGGTGAGCGCGTAAGCGATGGTCTGGTACGGGTTGTTAGGGCCGTTACCAGTGCCGGCGTTCACGCCGTTGACGGTATCGACGAACATCACCTGACCGGTGATCGGCTGGTCGCCGAGGATGGGAAGTACCGGGATTCCGAATGACGACACGCCGTTCGGGAAGTTCGTGGTGGCCATGGCCAGTTCTCCTTGAGGACGCCCGCAGTTGGAGAAAACCAGGGAGTGGGTACCCCACGGCGCGTCGGAGATCGGACTGTAGGCCGGTATCGTGGAAAAGAAAAGGCCCTCCGTACTGCGGGAGGGCCAAGTGGGGGAGACCCGAGAACGAGGGAGGAGGGAACGTCTCGGGGCGGGGTGGATTAGGACGCCGTTTCGGTGTTGTCGTCAAGCCGCCTTCTCAGCTCGGTACAACCGGTTCGGCGGAAGTTCCTCTTCGCTCAGGGCGAAAAGGTCGATCTGGGTGGGCGTGACAACGAACGTCGCGCCATCCTCGCGCTCGAACACGACCAGTGCGCCGCTCGGGTCGAAGTCGATGATGTGGCCGTATATTTCGCGGCCTTGCCACTTGTAAAACTCCCATGGCCGGAACTGGCTGGCGACCTTCGCCGTGCTCGGGTGCTGCTGGCCAAGCCATGCGAAATAGGCCGCGGCGTCGCCTCGGGTGTATGCTGTTGATTTCATCATTTCTTTTGTTCCTTTTCTATCTTGGCGGCTTGTTTCTCGCGTTCGGATCGGGTCGCGCCGGGGCCTCGAACCTTATGATACCGCCCAGCGGATGGCGGCATTTGGATGCTAACGGTCGGATTTTTTAGATACACTATGGCCCCTTCTAGGCGAGCGATATCGTGCTGCAAGAACCCTATGCCTCGATTGCAACGTGTGCACAGGATGCCTCTTATCGTGTGCGTCAGCCAATCGTGATCAAGGGCCGCTCTAGACTTCTTTCCTTTGCGGATTACGCTTTCATCCTCGCGGCATATGGCGCACGCTCGTCCTTGCTTTTCCCAAATCTCGTCGAACTGTTCCGGCGTTACACCGAAACGTGTTTTAAGCGCTGCACGGCGAACACCGTCTGGGTCGCGTGCCTTCCGTTCTTGAAAAGATCGAGCCTGATACTCGCGGTGCGTCTCACCGGGCAGGTACGTCAGCAGTTTCTTTACCCATTCGAAGTTATCCGGCGCTAAAGGGCGGTCTCTATCGCGCGGCCACAACCGATGATCCGGGCTAGGAGGCAAACCGACATCCTTGGTAAACTGTACGATGTTGTCGTCCCACGCAGGATGAATCGGGACGCCTTCGCGAGCTTTCGCGAGCAGGCTTACCCATTGGCTGTGAAGCGGGTGCTTTTGAATTGTGCCCCAGCCCGGAGGGTTCTTAGAATGCACACTACCGGTGCGCAGCTGGCGAGCGTAGTGCGCCCGGCAGATACGCTTGGCGTAGATCGGTAGTTCGCAGCCGGGCACCTCGCAGTGGCCTTCACGGGATACTCTGGGCATAGGCACCTTCCTGCTTAATGGGGGCAGTCTGGAAGCCAGTGCGGCTTCTAACTAACACATTCTATATAGCGGTTATGCTGTGCTATTGCAAGGCAAAAAATAAAGGCCCGCCGAAGCGGGCCTTTGAAGTGTTGTTCTAGAACGCTGTTACGCGCCCGGCGAGCCCCACACGGCCAAGTAGTCACTTAGACCGAAGGCGTAACGTTCGCGCTGACTCACCCGAATGTTACCGGTGTCAAAATCGCCGTCGGTCTTCTGCGACACCGGCACGCGGTTGAAGTACCGCGCGCCGTTCGGAACGTCGGTGGTCAAAAACCAAGCGTCGGGGTCAGTTAGGAAATGCCAGGTGGCAAACCCTTCCGGCACCGCGCCGGAGACCCGAATGGCGTTGACGTCGTTGTTGGCCGTACCAGGCTGCAGCATCGTGTCGAGGACACGGGTGGCCACGAACTGGTTGTCCTGGCGCACAAGCATTTTGCGAACACGCGCCTGGATGAGTTTACCGCGGTCATCGGTCCAGTTGGAAATCTGAATCGTCGCGGCTTCCAGCGACGTTTCGTTGAGGTCCACTGCTACGGTCGGGCGGTTGGAGATCGTCGGGCCGGCGACTTGGGGGTGTGCGGTCGAGAACAACGGCACGCCGTCGCCCACACCGTAACCACCGGATGCCAGCGCTGTGAAACCGTTGTTAAACGGCGCAGCGGCCTTGATTTCCTTGGTATTCTTCATCGCCCGGCCGAGTTCGGTCGAGTAACGCGAAGACAACGAGCCATACAGGTTATCTTCGAATGCCTCCTCTGTAAGAGCGAAGCCCATGGAGATAGTCTCCATGGTGTACGTGGCAGTGTACCCTTCCTGCGCCGTATCAAACAGGGTGGCAGCACCTTCCTGCTTAACGGGGGCAGTCTGGAAGCCGGTGATCTTCTGGTCCTGCTCGAACGAACGTTCCGAAGAACTTTCGGTGTACACCTCGGCGTACTCGTTTTCGTACCGAGCGTACTCGAGACCGAAAAGAGCGTCCAGACCAGGCAAAAGTTCCCTAAGGAGCTGGGCCCTTGAAATCGCAGCCATTTTTCCGCTCCTTCCTTAAATACCAGTCAGCGTAGTGAGCTGATGGTTGTTGAACTTGACGAGGACGATGGTGAAGGCATCGCCCCACGCATTGCCCGGGATGTCAGCGAGACCGACGACGCGAAGCGGCCGGGTGCTGGTCGTATCCAGCGCCACCGACGACAGAGCGTTGCGGCTCTTGCCGAACACCGAGGTGCCGGCCGTCTGGACGATATCGCCGTTGGCGCCGAGCGCCGTCTGCGGAATCGGACCATCGCCCTGGATCATGAACACGGCGTCTGGATTATCGACGACCTTGATGCTCGGATAGAGCGGAGACCCGGTGGGCTGCCCCGTGGTGGTCGAGGCGGGCCAGAACTGGCTGTTCTGCCAGTAACCGAGCGCCGGGTCGACATAGCTGACGCCAACGGCCACACCGTAAGGCGTGAGCGTCGTGGTGCCGGTGTCTTTTTCGATGACGCCGGTGGAGGCCATCTTCACGACGTCACCGAAGTAGATCGCCGTGGTGTAGCCGTCGAGAATGTTGAAGGTCTCGAAGCCCTGAGTGTTGTACCCAGCGGCGAGATTCTGAACCGGAATCATGCCGAAGGGGTAAGCTGTGGCGGTCATCGCCGTGCTCCTGAGTTACCGGGCGCGTTGCCCGAACACAACTTTGCGCGAGTTCTCATTGAACTTTTTGACGAGTTCATTCTGGTCGCGCATGTAGTGCTCCTCGGCTGAAGACTCAGCCTGCTTGGAGCGATCCGCGTAGTGCGCGCGGCGTTCAGCCACTCGTTCTGCGGGCATGCGACACGCAATCAGACCGCCAATCTCGACCCGCCCATGCAGTTTGCCGTCGGTGTGAGCGAGGAGCTCCGGATAATCCGAAACGTCGATCGGTTCCCAGCCTTGGCGCAGGCGCTTGGAATAGGTCATCTTGTCGTTCTGCCCCATGTAGTCCGTTCGCACCCATTTGTGCGACCAGCCGTCACGAGGTTCGATTTCCGGCAGGACAGAGTCGTCCCAGCCTTCAGTCGAGCGTCCAGTCATCTCACGCGTCTCTTGAGACCGCGGGGTTCTCACAGTCGGGGCGCTGAGCGCCGCGAAGGGGTCGTTGGTCTCGGTGATCATGCGCCGTTCCTCTGGGCCGGGGAGTATTTAGCCAGAGAGGCTGCATACTGCTGCGGCGTGATGTTTAGCTGCTTGGCGATTGCCAGCTGGGATTTCGTGAGCTCTACAATGCGTGGGTTGGAGACCTTGCCGGTTTCCCGGGAGCCTTCCGCCACCACGTTCGTCCGGCGGGGTGTAGGCGTCCCGCCGTCGTCATCGCCGTTCGATTGCTCGTAGGCAACGTGATCTGAATACATGGCTTTCATGCCTTTGTCCAACTCCTGCGTGTAGCGCGGGTCGGTCGGCGGAATGCCGCGCTGGACAATGGTGTCGTGGAGAGACAGCGCCAGCTTGGTTTTGGCACTGTCCTTGTTGAACCATGAGTCGTTCTTGCTGATCCACGCGGCGACCGCCGGAGCTAGGTTCGGGGCCTGGCGGGCCGGCTGGGCGGCGGGCGCCGGCGCGGCTTCTGCCGCTCGAGCGACCGGCGTGCGCGAGGCGATCTGCACTAGTTCGGCCTGAACCGCGCCCATGTCGCGCGTCGCCGCGACAATAGCA